GATGGCTCTGAGTCTTTTATACTGAGCTTCTTGTACAACTTTAAAAACATAACAACCTTTTAAGGCGTAACAGCCTTCACAAACTGAATCAGGTATGAGTCTGAGCTTCGCGCCAGTCTTGCATTCTTTGGCAGGTATACCAATTGACCAGCCGGGCATCTTCGACGGTTTACTTAACCCTCCAACAAGGGTCCATGCTTCTTTTGTATTCATAATTCTTTCTCCTTTAGTTTATAGGATACAATAACATTGTAATTTAATCTTGTCAAGCTTGCGGCTTGACGCTTGCAGCTTGAGGCTTGTTGCTTGTAGCTCGGGCCTTGCGCCTCGAGCCAGCGCGCATGGCCAAGGTAAACCTTGGCCATTGGTAATCCGGGGCGCCTACTCATGATCTCTTTCAAAGTCTTCTACATCCCAGCCATCACACAGCGAAGAGTGGTCGACGTCAGGTGACGTCGTCCATTTTTTTTCTTTGCCCTGTTTGTCCGTTGTAATAAAAGTAATTTTATCAATCATCAAAGTTGATAATTCTTGGGTGGTCATTTTACTCATTGTCCTTCCTGTCCTCCATATACTTTCTAGATCTCTCCTGATCTTCCTTCACCAGCCGCAGGATCTCATCCAGTGCGTTGGCTATTCTGTTAAGCTGCTCACCAGCTTCATATATTTTTATTTTACTCATATGTATATCCTTTCTAAATTCATCCTACACTATCCCTGAACCATTGTCAAGCGAAGCTTGCTGCTTGAGGCTTGGCGCTTTCTGCCCTTCTTCTTTAGAATGATTTTTAGAATCATTCTAAAGTGGCAATTATTAGCAGGACCAACAGTATTAGCTAGAAGACGTCTAGAACTCTAGTACCTGTTACCGGCTATTGGTCCAGCAAATAATGATCAGTCACTATGCTACGCGGGGCCTAGAGATCGCTAGTTATCTAGTCTCACTGGACCGGTACCCCAGTTATCTTCACCCGTGTTCTAGTGTTTATTCTCACAGTCAACAATGACTGATCCCAGATCCGAGTCCCTCTTTCCCTGTTGCCAGGTATGGTTTAAAGACGTCTGAGTGCATTTAAACTCGGATCAGGGATCAGTGGGCTATACTCGGGATCAAACCTTTCTAGCCGTAATCCTGCTAATTTGAGTTTTTTAATTCCGTATATTAGCAAAAGGGAATAAATATAATATAATCCTTGACTATCCTATTGTCAAGGTGTAAAACAAATTAAATGCAAAAAAAAATAAATAACCAAGAAAGAGGAAACATGACACAAAAAATAAGAATGAATACAGAGTTAAGAAACAAACTCTTTAATAAAATAAAAAATGTCTTTGAGAATGAGGACACGCAAGAACGAGAAAATTTCTTGTCAGCAAGAGAGAGTGTTGACTATCACTATGACATAGCACACAAACTTGCAAAGCAAGTTGTTGAAAGATCATATCCACCAGAAGATGTTTCTGTTTTGCGTTCTTTCAAAAAGAAATATGGAAGTCCTTGTGATGTTGTTGCAAAAGATAAATGTTTTTACTTTGCACATAGTGAGGACAAAGATGATGAGGGCGAGATAACTGAAACTAAATCTCATTTTGATTTTGGTTTGTTTGGTAATCTAAATGGTAGCGAATATAGTGATGAGGACGGAAAGAAATTTGCAGTTGCATATTTTAGAGAAGAACTAAAAGCTATGGATTGCAACCCAGATATCTATGCACAACAATCAGAGAACAAAGATAACCCACACAAAACAAAACATGTTGAAGAATGTATGAAAGCATTAGGATATACTAGCTATCATAATAGCGATAACACAGGTATGGCAAAAACTTTTAACGACCAATACTATCTTGATGTGATTGGTACATCTTATTGCAGATCAAGAGCAATCGCATGTACTAAAGATGAGTATGAAACATTTAATGATTGGCGAATTGCAAAAGGTAATGTTGTATCTAAACACCAAACATGGATTGATACAATTCAAAAACAATGCGATCAATTAAAGATTGGATTGAAAGCATACAGATATCTTTCAGAGGGTATTGAGTTGGCTACCGAGTTGGGTATTCAAGTTGATGAGGCAGAGTTAATTAGAACTAACTCAACAGGTTTGACTATCTATAATCCGAGCAACCTTGCAAGTATGATTAAAGGTATGAAGAACAAAAATCAATCAAGAGAGGCGAAGATATTGGCTAGAAAAAAATATGAAGAAAGTTTAAATTAATAGTTGACGAATAGGGCTATCTGTAATAGGATAGTCCTATAACAAATACAGGAGAAAGAAACATGGACAAAACATTTTACATAACTTATTGGGCTAGCAAGCACAAAAAACACATAACAAGAAAAGGTAAGCATGACGAGAAATCTCGTTATGGTGTTGCAAAGAATGGAACACCTTATTATGTTTATTATGACTTAGATAGTCATGGATATAGAACAGCAACTACAACATGGAAAGTGAGGCACTAATGGAATGGGTATTATTGGGAACTATTGTAACTATTATAATTGTAGGGTGTTGGTTAGCAAGATCAACACAAGATTATATTGATGAGCAAAACGAAAGAATAAGACAATCAGAATATAATAAACGACAACAAATGTATGGAGATAAAAATGCCAAATAAACATTTTTGCCAAGGACCTAATTGCCATACACAAGTTACACAAGATAGATTTTTAAAATCGCGTGGAGTAATTCGTGGACGATATGCATATGCTGATAGAGATAGAACACCTAACTCATGGGGTTATACTCCAAATGGTTCTGATGTTTATTTCTGTAGTCAAGCATGCAAGTTTGATTGGTTATCATTGAACATGGAAAATATAGAACAAGGTCGACCGATTGAGTTTATCAGACACAGACGAGAGAGCCAAGGTTATGCCAAGGTCAAGAATGATGAGTCAAGGTGGGGTCCAGAATATTCTATTCAAAGGGTTGACAATGGACAGCTTATAGAATAGGATAGTCCTATAACAAATACAGGAGAAATAACATGACAAAGAAAAAACTACCAACAATCAAAGCAGAATATTTACCAGGTGGCGCAAAGCGTCAAGAACTATTGGACCAAGTTCCAGAGTACTTGTTAAAACCAGGCGCAGACCAGGCAACTAAGCATATGTTCTGTCTTGAGATGTTAAAGCTTACAGAGACAGAATACCTGGAGGCGCTTAACAAAGCTACCAACGGTGGCGTTGTGGAGTCAGCCTGGAATTAATTAATTGACTAATAGGATTATCTGTAATAGGATAATCCTATAACAAATACAGGAGAAATATGACACAAGAACAAACAAACAATAAGACTGAAGAAAGAAAGAATAGATTTAGTGGCGAGTCTATTATGTTAACCAAGGAAGAGTCTATCATTCATGATAGAATATTCATCAATGAGTTAGCAGCTACACTAGAGGACAAAGAGCCTGGTAAATCAGCAGGCGACTCAAAGCTTTGGGACAAAGTCCGAGCAGACTTAGATTACTTCAGAGAACACAATGCTGAGGCCTACATGGTCTTGTTAGACTAATACACAAACAAGTGTGTGTCCTGTAGGACACACACTCACCCACCACACATCACGGATCCCTATCCAATACCAGTATCGATTAAAACGTTGACCCCATGCACCCTTATATATAAAAAGGGGTCCCACTACTCTAGGTTGTATTGCTTGATTCAGACAGATAAGGGTGGTAAAAACATATCCAACACTTTATGGTGCAAAAAAATTATAAAAAAATTTTTTAAAAAATTTTATGGATTTAAATAACGTAGATATAAGTAAGCTACCTGCAGACGTCAGAAAGACATTCAAGAAACTGCAAGTCATGCATGCAGAAAAACAAATTCAAAGTAAGGCAAGAGATGACTTTATGTCCTTTGTCAAATGTGTGTGGCCCGATTTTATAGAAGGCTCTCACCACAGACACATTGCAAAAAAATTTAATCAACTTGCAACAGGCGAAATAAATAGATTAATCGTCAACATGCCACCAAGGCACACGAAGTCAGAGTTCGCTTCATACTTATTGCCAGCGTGGATGGTGGGCCGTGAGCCGAAACTCAAGATCATTCAAGCAACGCACACAG